TTTTTCCATGAACGGCATGAAATCTTCAGGTCTAAAGGGACTCGCATCTTTGGCCCTGTGCGCATTGGCAAAAGTGGATGCCACCACTCCTGATCTGTAATCAGCGCGGTAGTCCCCAAAGGGCTCAAGTTGGTAAAAAGCCAGCCACTCTGAAAACTCATCAGAGCCCATCCGAGCCAGCATCTCGCGCACAGGCATCCCAAGTGCCAGTGCCAAGCGAAATGCAAAGCGTCGGGTCGGATGGGTTTTTAGGCGTTTTTTGCTTGTTCGACCTGTTCAGCACCGATGCCGTTCAGTCGCTGAGCCACAGCAAACACCCGGTCAAGTGCCTTGGCGCTTTTGGCACCCAAGGCAGCAACGTCTGCGTTACCAAACAGGCGGTTGCCCGATTCATCGCACACGGCCAAGGAGACCAAGCGAGCGCGGACGTTTTCCAATCGGCCCTCTTTACCGATCAGACTGGCTTCAAACGCATCGCGATCTGTTCCCGTCATGGTGCGCACCTGCACCTCACCACCCCACTCGGGGACTTTGACTGTTTCTTTGGGTAAGTCGTCACATTGCAAAATCTGTTCACGCGTCAACATGTTTTTCTTCCTCTTAAGTTTCGGTAATTTCGCCATCGATCTCAATCGTCACAGACGCTTGCACCACAGCATCCACACCACCTTGAACGCTGAAGGTGGTGACATAGCCGTAGAAGGTCCAAATCGCTGGCACGGTGTCCGTGAACGTCAACTTGAACTGACGACGTACACGATTGGCGCGATCACTTCGCAGACCTTGATGGATCGTGTCGTCGGGGTTGTAGTGCATGGTCAGCGTTAACTGGCCTTCATCACGCAAGCCAACGCGCTTCTCTTTAGACGCAGAGGCCAGGTTAGTGACATCGATCACGGCGGCTTGACCGCCAGGTCCTTGAAACGACACCACGTTGGGGATCACTTCAAAGGCGGTTGTTCCAAATCGGGAAATCGTGATTCCCTGTGCAGTAATTGCTGTGCTGCTCATTTGTAGCTCCACGTTTAGGTTGAACTGACCTGTCGGAAATAGGTGTAGTCCACGCTCACCCGGTACAGCCGGGCCTGTTCTTCAAAATCGGATAGCCCCATGCGTACATCGACGACGGTGCTTTTGTCGACCAACAACGTCTCAAGAATCTCGTCGTGCAGACTCAATGCCTCTTGATACGTTCTGGCGTAGGTATCGACTTGCATGCGAATGCGTTGCAAGCCGTGCGGCCCATCGAGGCCAAAGATGTGCTCTTGAACGATGGGCGTGTAAACAATGGCTGGGTACTGAGCGTCTTGTGCGGCAACAAGCGCATAAACCTCCCCAGCCGCCAAAGTTTTGATGGCGTCGTAGAAGTCCTGCATGGCTATTTCTTGTTGAGCGCTTTCGCTTCTAGTTCGATGCGATCGCTGAGTCGGTCCTTCATCGCTTGAACAGCTTCACGCCGCTTTGCTTCGAGTGCGGGTCTGAGAAATGGTCGAGCTCGCATCTTGCGAGTGCCAAACTCAATGAAGCGCCAGTACCAAGCGTCTTGGGACAGATTCCCTTTTTTGCCTTGCTTGCGGTACTTCTTGCCGTGACGCACAGTCACGAAGAAGGTTTGCCGAGTGAGGCTTGAAAGCTCAGGGATGTGCTTCATGATCACTGAGCGCTTCAACGTGCCTGGCGGAGGTTGGTTTGGGCCCAGCGACTCAGCAGCCTTTGGTGCACGCATCCTCGCCTCATCTCGAATGACCTTGGCGCCTGCATAGACAGATACGCGCAGTCCATTCTTCGCCACCCTATCTGGCAACTCGCGAAGCGCCTTTGCCAACTCTGCCAAGCCTTCTATCTTGACGATTTCATGCTTAGCCATCGTCAAGTCCCTCAGAAACCAGAAGGATGATCTGCGTGCGCTTCTCGTCTTCGTTCAAAGCCGAGTGAATGTTGAAGATGCGGGACTTATAGAGCACGCGCATTTGTGCGACTTGCTGTGGGTTGTCAAATACAGGCTGATATCGAACCGTGATCTGATGCGTCAATTCAGCAGAGATCCGGTTGGCGATCACAGCCTCTTTGCCCGACAGGGGTTGAATGTCCGCCCAAACTGTTGCCACATCCAGCCAGGTACGACAAGGTGCACCCAAGCTGTCTTTGATAGTGCTCGGACGTTGCACCTTGATGCGTCGCGTGAGCATGCCTGCGCTGATGGGATTCATATGAATGAGACCTTGAATGGGTCGAGTAAGCCGTCAACAAATGGCAAAGATTCAATTCGGCCACGAGAGAGTGCTGCGACTTCTTCACGGTGCGCATAAAGGCTGCCAACTCTTAACTTAATCCAGCTTTTGATGCCTTCGGGCACCGCAGAAGCATCGCCATATCCAACATCAAAGGTGACCGATACCGAGCCAATTTGGGGCAAAGAGATGGGCCAGATTTGGCCAAATACGGGGGTAATCCGAGCAGGCTCACAGGCTGGATCGACCGTGTAGTTGCTCGACGGCATGGTCTGCATGACGCCAGCCATGTCGAGGTAGTTGATAGACACCACGTTCAGGACGGGTGACTTTTGAATCAGGATGGCATGCCCAGGCAATGTGAAAGGCTGCCCCGCCGGAACCCCCATGAGGCTCGGTCCGGGAAAGCTATCCATCACCAATTTCCAACGTCCAGTGATGAACTGCCTGTTCGTGATGGTCTCTGCAGCTTGTCTAGCAGCAGATATCAAAGCCTGAATCAACCCATCGTCGTCATCGAAATCCACCCGCAGGTGGAGCTTGGCCTCTTCAAGAGAAACTGGCTCCCCTGCGGGAGGGGTGATCAATTGCATGGGCATGCCCTTGGTCTCCCCTCAAACTCAGATAACCTGAGTCACTGCAGCCTGGTTGCTTGCGTCACCCGGTGCGAATCGAGGATTGAACCCAAGCAACTGTGCAGAAGTCAGACTGGCTGCAACAGCCACAGTTACAGAGAGACGGACATAACTGAACCCGTTGTTCACATCTAGCTCGTCCGGACGCAAGTTGATCAAGGCCTGCTTGCTGTCACCCGTGGCCTTAACGATCTGGGTGATGGCTTTGCCAGCTACGTCCTTGGCACCGGTGCCTGAGGCGTCGGTAGCTTGCTGGATCTTCGCGTCCAGCGTGGCACCCGTGCCCAAGACACCGCTTTGAATCAAAGCCAGCAGGTTGTGGTGGTTGCCAGCTGAAATCCAGCCGGTGGTGACTGTGCCCGCTGCTTGGCTGGCGGGGTCGATGGTGGCCAGAACTGAAATCAGTTCGCTGCCTTTTGCATTGGGAAACATTAAGTTGCTCCTTCAGGTAATGGCGACGATCAACGTGCGCCCAATTGAACAAAGGGCGACATCGTCGAGCTGCCCTTGGCAGGCGAGATGGGTGCCGCGATCTTGGACTGGCCGTCCATGCGGAAAGTCGTACGAAATGCCGTGAGGTCGGCATCAAAGTACAGATGCATGGAAGTTGCCGTTTGCAAACCACCTGCCTTGGTGATAGTTTGGTAGTAGGACAAGTCGGCCAACATCACGTCACCTGCGCCCGAGAAGCTGTTCGCGTGTTGCGAGACAAACACCGGACGACCCAACAAGGTGCCGTAGGGAGAGACTTGGATGCCGCCAACGTTCAAGCCCATGGGCAGGTAGATCGGGTAGTTGCCCAAGGTGAGCGTGAACAGCGCAGGCAACACATCGTTGTTGACGATCCACACTGCCTTAGCAAAGGATGCTGGAGGCAAGCGAGAAATCATCTTGGCCAAGTTCTGAGCCAGGAGCGTTTGTGTAGCTTGGCCAGTTTCCTTGGCAACGGTCACGGTGGTGGCGTTGCTCATACAGCCGACAGGAACGCCAGTGCCAGAACCAAAGAGGATGGACTCATTGGTCTTCCAGCGAATGGATATGGCGATCTTGTCGGGCAGGTAGCTCGACAGCGCATTGGTGTCATCCAGCAACTCATCTGTCACTGGCACCAAGGCCATGAGCTTTTTGAGGCGCAAGGTAGACAAGCCAAGCACTGGTTTGGTGTTCACCGCAGGGGTGGCTTCACCTTGCCAGTAGGCACGAATACCGTTGCTACCCCATGGCGTGGTTTCGTCTTTGGGGAATGCCATGGTGTTGCCTGTGATCTCCACGTTGTCGGTCAAAGGCAGGAGCGAGTCCTCACCAAGCGACAACTGGAAGATTTCCTGAGCGAACTGAGGCGGCACCACAAAGCCACCGTCTTGTGCAGAACCTT